CTGCAGAATCATCCCAACCAAAGAAACCTACTTTAGCTGCAGAACCTGTATGATACTTAAATTCAATACCTCTATCTTTATTGTCATCAGAGCCTGGAGTACCGTCTCCACCTAATGTAAAGACAGGATCATCAATAGTTACTGTAGTAGAGTTTACAGTTGTTGTAGTTCCGTTTACAGTAAGGTTACCTGTTATAGCTAAATTGCCTGCAGCAGTAGCATTAGCCCCTGCAAAAGTTAAAGCAGTTGTAGTTCCTGATTTAAGTATTAGATTACCAGAAGTATTAGTAGCACTACCAAATGTAGTACCTGCATCTTTAAATACTATATCTCCACCATCAGCGTCTAAAGTAACATCACCTACTGCGTCTATACTTACTGCTCCGCTAGATGTTATATTAACAGAAGAAGCCACAACAGCATAATTACCCATATAATCGTGAGAAGAACATTGATAATATAATGTACTTGGAGTTTGATCTGTAACTGCTATAGTTGTGTGAGCACCTGCAGTACCAGGTGTACCACTAGTTGTGACACCAGTTGTATAGGCTATTGTTTTAGCAGCATCTAAATAAAATCTTAATGGGTGTCCACTGTTAGAGCTATCTGCTTGGTCAAATTTGTAATAATATCCTGAAGAAGATGTAACGCTATCTACACCATTTAAATTAATAGCAGGAGCTTCAGCACCATCTAAAAAATAAGCACTTGAACTGCCATCACCATTGTAAGGATGTCCTGACGTTTTAGAAGCTACAGTAACTGCAACTACTGTTGGACTACCACTAGCCCCATAGCTGTAACCTAAAATGCCTACATCTGTTATACTTTTACCTTGTGCGTCTAAGTTACCACCTAGTTGAGGAGTTGTATCTTCTACAACATTAGATATAGCACTTGATGTAGCAAGACCTGATACTAAAGTGCTACGAGTAATTTTCTTTAATCCACCGCCTGAAGTATCAACAATAAGAAGAACATCATCACTGGCTACAGAAGATACTGCACTTAAATCAGTAACAGCAGTAGGCTCAAAATCTGTACCATCTGCAATAAGTAATTTACCTGCTGTATTAGAAGCCATGGCTAATTTACCATTTAAAGTAAGCGTTGTACCATCAAATGTAAGATTAGCTTCACCATCTAATTGTGTTGTAGTTGAAGATACAGTTACTAGTTCGTTTTCTGTAGCATTGTTTATAGTAGTTCCTGTATCATCAGCAAATGATAAAGTACCTGAACCATTTGTTTTTAATATTTGATTAGCTGAACCGTCTGCTGTAGGTAATGTTATAGAAGTAGTACCAAAACCTATTGCATCAAGGTAAGCTATTCCATTTACATAAATATCTTTAATTTGTTTTGCAGATGTACCAATATCTACAGTATTATCAGTTACAGGAACTAATGCACCTGCACTATTTAATTCTAAATACTCTGTTAGTGTACCATTTAAAGATGTAGAGAAAACAATTTTAGAGTCATGTGTTGACGCATTTGAAGTAAATGATTGCTCTTTTTTAACTGCTATTTTAGCAGCATCTATTGTAGTACCACTTGTATTTTCTAAATCAAATCTAAGAGAAACTAGACCTGAGGTGTCAGCAGAATCACTTTCATTTCTAAGAACAAGAGATACAAACTCTCCATCAGTATCTTGTGTAGATAATATTGATGCACTACCTACAGGTTTAAATTTAATGTCTTCTCCAGAACTACCAGTAAAATGATGACCGTTTACATTTATAATACCACCAAGCTGTGTTAAGTTAGAAGCATTAGTTATAGCGTCATCTACATATACTTTTCTTGCAGCATCACCATCGGAAGAAGGAGCAGCAAGACCAGTAATAGAATTACTACCCATAGCTAAGTTACCACTCATAGTAGTGCCTGCAAGGGTATCTATATTAGCTGTACCGTTAATATGAATGTCTTTAAATTGTAAACTTGATGTACCTAAATCTACATCGTTGTCTGTAACAGGTTTAATAACGCCATCAGCAAAAGTAACTTGAGCAGTACCTCCTGCAGTAAATGACATTTCATCTGTGCCTGAGAAGTATAGACCTTGATTTGTATCGCCTGTATTTGTAATTACTGGAGCACTTGCAGTGCCGTCAGGTAAAGAAAGTACACCTGCAGATAAAGAAGCACCTACATGTATTTCAAGAGTATCTATATAAGCAGTACCGTCTATGTGTATATCTTTATATTGTAAAGAGCTTGTACCAAGATCAATGTCATTACTAGTTACTGGAACTATTGCACCATCTTGTATTCTTATTTGTTCTACAGCAGAAGAAGATACTTCAACAAAGAAACCGTGTCTATTATTAGTATTGTCAACAACAATTTTATTTAAAGCGTCAACATCCGCTAATATACCTACATATGCTCCTTCAGTAGAAGAACCATCGTGATTATGTCCTCCACTAAATGCAAATGCTGCTAATACTGCGTCAAACTCACTGTTGAGTGGGGCTGCTGTAATTGTTTCCCCATCCGCAATACTACTAGAACTCTGTCTCGCATATCCTGCCATTATCTTAACCCTGCCTCCTCATATTGAATTGCAAAACCAAATATACTATAAGGGTTTGCACTACTTGTTGTAACAAAACGTAACAACATAGAACTTCCTGAACCTTGTATTCCTTGTTTAATAACTGCTTTAGTTGCACCACCATATACAAAACCTGCTGTATTATAGTTTGTTGCAGTATCTCTATACTCTGCTTTAGCTCCTGTAGATGCTATTGTATAGTCTGTAGGACTAAATACATCTGCATCATCCCAATCATAATCTGCAGTAACCAAAAAGTTATTATCTCCTTCAGGTCTAGTAAATATACTTACTCTACTAAACAATTTTCTTAATTGTGGATTACCAAAATCTAAAAAAGGTGTTTTATAAGAAGCGAACACATTAGTTCCTCCAAATGTTCCACCTCTTTCTTGTCTATACACTTTACCATCAAAGTCTCCGTGTAAAACAAATTCATCGTCTCCTATAAAACCACTAGTTGCACAAGAAGCTCTAAAACCTCTTAAATCTCCAAACTCCCATCCTGACCTTTGGTCCGATGTTCTTAATGACCCTATAAATCCTGCAGTACTAGTTGCACTTAAACCTGATTTACCAAACATGTACCTAAACTGTGATTTTTCTTTTACTACTACACTAGTTAATTGGTCGTATGTAAAATCAATATCTATTAACTGTAATGCATTTTGAATAGGTTTTGAAATTGTAGCTAATTCAACGTCACCAATTCTTTCTGTAGCTTGAATAGTTCTTATTCCATCAGGTGCTAAAAATAATACATCACCACCTATTTCTATTATGCTATCACTTGCAAGACATCCTACGCTACTTGAAACTTCTGCTAAACTAAAGTTAGCGGTAGAACTTCCTGTTAATTTTCTTATATCTGTTTTACCAAATATATAAAGAGCATCTCTAAATCTTTTTATGCCCATTATGTCAAAGCCTACATTTATTACCCCTGCTCCACTAGCTGCTGTAAAATCGCTATCGCTATTAGGTGCGGTAAATACTAATAACTGAGGAGACTGACTCATGCCTGCAAAAAACAAATGGCTTCTATATGTTTCTGCAAACTTAGCATTATCTACATCAGACGATCCGTTTAATTTTGTCCATGTAGTGTCTACTAATTTCATTGGAAAATTAATACCATCTGTTAGTATTAATGTTTTACTTCCTGTAAAAGAGTGATTTAGTGTTCTTACTCTTGTTACATTAGTAGCAACTTGTCCAGATGTCAAGCTAGTTGATGACCATCCTACCCCTGCTGCGTACTTTAATACATCATAATCATTTCCTGATGCTTCTTTTCTAGCTGCATATATAGAACCATTATATATAGCTAGTCCTAATATTTGTCCTGTGCCTGCAGGAGTATGGTATGTAGAGTCTAGTGCTTCGTATCCACTTACTCTTCTGTAGCCACCATATTGCCCTACTTCAAAATTAACTAAAGCTGTAGCTGCACCTGGTAGGTTATCACTAAGAGCTAAGTAATTTTCATTGGTATATAAACCACCACCAGACAGTATTTTTGCTACCTGTAACCTATCAGTCATTGACTAAGCCACTAACTCTAGTGTCACGCATTCTAATATATTTATTTATTAGTGTAGAACGCATGTAGTCTATCCCCTCCTGAAAAGCTCTAGAAGCTCTGTCTGCCTGCTCTATGTTATCTCTCATCATATACAAATGGTACAATGCACCATCTATTAAAGTATTTTTATACTGTGAAGGCACTTCTGGCACATCCCCTGATGCTTCTAATTCTGTAGGTGCTTTATAATAAGTGTATTTTATTACATAAGCTTTATCAGGAGTAGGACTAAATCCTAATTTATAATCAGGGGTTAGATATACATATATAGGTGTGTCATAGTCTCCTGAATCTCTCTGTTCATCTCGTTCTTTATGATCGTCTATGTACTCATCATATGTTAATGGTACTAATCTTCTTTCTTCTACGTTTAGTGTATCATTTCTATCTAACATAACTGTGTCAATGTCTACACTCATAAATCCTGTTGTTACTGCATATTCGTTTGTTCCTGCTGTAAGAGTCTGACTAGTAGAACCATATGCAAAGTGCCACTCTCTATCTCTTGTAAAAATATCTCTTTGTGAATTGTTTACAGCGTCTTTCACTAACGCTTGTACACCTTTAGCTGCACTAAATTCTGAAGTAGTCATTTCTACTTCATTAAGTCTTCTTAACGCTTCATTTGTTACTGTAAAAAATGTATATGCCATATATTAAATGTAGGAGAGGCAAGAAATACTCACCCCTCCTAATCCTAGAATAAATCTATACTAAGTCTCTAGCTACAACATCTCTTCCTGTTTGTTGAGAAGAAATATCT